CTACCGCACCAAGGTGCGGGTCTCGTTCAAATACGAGGGCAAGGGTTAACCTTCCCACCACTGAAGCGCAAGGCCGTCGAAAAGAGGGATCGGAGCAACAGTCGCCCTGGACTGGACATCGGGCCCCAGGGAGGGGGCCGCTCTCGCTGAGCCGGGGATCCCGCACCCTCCAGCAAAAAGTAACTTCAGGATTTGCGGGGCCCCCCGGCTTTAGCCGTGGGGGGGAGCAAATCCGGTCCGGGCTCGGCCCGGATAACGATGGTCTCGCCGAGCGAATACGCGTATCCGTCGGCGTCGTGGATGATCGTGAGATACTTGGGATGCACGTCGGCCTTTCCTAGCAGGAATGACGGTCGATTCCGGATCTGGATTCGCCCCGTGTGGATCCCGCTGTGCTTTCCATGGGGGATGTCGGCACGCACGATATCCCCGGTCCGGAACCCGTAAGCGTGCTTGTTCCTCTGGGCCGGGTTACCCCTTGGCGACCCGAACTTATCCAACTTCTGCCGCTGTCGCGTGCCGTGCCCGCACGCCTGGACCAGCAACGGCCGCAAACCTTCGACGTCGGGCACCTCGGGCGTGCTGGCCCCGACGCATGCGGCGTCGAGCCAGTGTGTCTTGGGCAGGCCGCGCGTCGCGCGGTTGAACTTCGTCCGGCCGCCCGAGCCGCACTCGACGGGCAAGCCCGTCGCCCGGAGCCGGCGGTACAGCTCCCAGCGTGTCGCGTTGACGGCCGTGGCGTCCTTGAGCGGGGCCTTGGCTCGCTTCAGGATCTTGGCCAGGACCTCAAGCTTGCTCTTCAGAAAGTCCTCGACGGGTCGGTTTCCCTTGCGGCGGTTGCACGGCTCGCAGGCCAGCGTGAGGTTGCTGACCCGGTCGGATCCGCCCTTGCTCCGCGGTACGATGTGTTCGACCTGGAGCGGTACGTCGGTCCTGCCGCAATACGCGCACGTGCGGTCGAACTTCTCCAAGAGGTACTCCCGCAACTCGTAGCCGGCCAGCGTGCCTTGCTGGTACGCGATGCCGGAGATCTCGGGATCCTCGTGCTTCTGGAGGTCGAACCGGACCAACTCTTGCGAGATCGCCGCGACCGGGACCAGGCGCCGGAGCCGAGCGACCCAGGTCAGGACGTTGGCGATCCGGCTCAGCAAACTCGGAGGGAGCCAACCCTTGGCCTTCTTCTGCGCCTCTTGGTTCGCGGCCTCGGCCTTGCTCCGGGGCCGGCGATAGCGCGTCTTGCGGGCCCGTCGATTGCGGCGGAGGGCCTTGCGATCGCGCAGCAACGCCTTGATCGCCTGGCCCCGGTGCTCGACTTCGACCGCAGCGACGACCGCGCCCGTGGCCTCCTGCACGACCGCGATGCCGGTCGTCTTGGAACCCGGGTCGATCTTGACCCGATGCTCGTGCACGACCGAATCCTCAACCTTCCGATCGTGCAGGATGATCGTGAAGGGGTAGCGCCGGAAGACCGCGGCCCGCCCCTTGGCCAGCAGGATCCGGGCCCGCGCCGGCGAGCACGGATCGAGCGGCTTGCGGCCGGTGTCCAGGACGAAAACTTGCATGTAGATTGCCTCTTACGAGGTCCTTGCTTTCGCAGTAACGTTCGCCTCGGCAATGTTGGTCGGCTTCTGCATCCCTACGGCCCGCGACACCGTCCTAGACCTTCGGACTTTTAATCGCGGGCGACAGGATCGGAGACTGGCTTCGCATCCCGTCTGTCGTCACCTTCCAACGTAGCCCTATTGCTAGGGCTGAGCCTGTTCACCGTGCTTGGCGTCTTGCAACACCAAGCCCCGCCCTTTAGGGCTGGGGTCCGTTGACGGGTGGGGAACTTCAGTCGCCGGCCGCGAGGTAGCGGAAGACGGTCCTGATCGAGACGCCCAGCGCCCGGCCGATCTCCGGCGCGCTCATCCCCTTGGTCCGGAGTTCCTTGGCCCGGTCGGGCTTCGCTTTCGTGGTCCCCTTGGCCCGACCGCGGTAGACGCCGTCCCGCCGGGCGACGGCGATCCCGGCGGCCTGGCGCTCCCGGCGATACTCCCATTCGATCTCCGCGAGGCCGAGCATCAGGGCCGCCACCATCCGGCCCGGGGTGCCCGAGACGTCCACCTGCTGGGTGACGGAGACGACCCGCACGCCCCGTTCACACCAGTCGCAGAGCAGGTCCAGGCCCTCGCGGAGCCGGCGGGCGATCCGGTCCACCTTGAAGACGACCACGGTCTTGACCCCCCCGGCGAAGATGTCGCGCCGGAGCCGGTCGAACTCGGGCCGCGACATCTTCCGGCCGGACTCGACGTCGACGTACCACTCGACCTTGTCCCGGGCGATCCCGCTGCCCTCCAGCCAGCGGCGGATCTCCTCGCGCTGGGAATCGGTCTTCTGGTCCCTGCCGGAGACGCGGACATAGGCGGCGACGGGCCGGGGCGTGGTGACGGGCTGCTTCGGCCGCGGCATGGCGGGATCCTCCTCCCCCGCGAGCATCGCCGGCCGGCCGTTCACTGTCAAGTAGCGTCTACTCGATTCGTCTGGGTCAGCGGCCGACGGGGTAGCTGACGACCGGGCCGGGACGGGCAGGTCGGGGCGGCGCGGTGAACGCGGGGGCGTGGCGGCCCTCCTCGGCCCTCGGGGCGGCCTCCGCGGGGCGGCCCTCGGCGAGCGGCCCCGACCGGTCGCCGGCCTCGAGGGCGGAGGTCTTCTCCGGGGAGCGGAGCGAAGTCAGCAACAACAAATGTCCATGTCTCAAGAAACCGGCCCGGTCTGTTGTTGTCTTCCGTCTCCAATTCCAGAGTCTCAACACCAATAAGGAGGGGGCCCGCTCACGGGTGAGCGGAAGGTCCCGCTCATCGGCCCACCGGTGAGCGGGTGTGGTCCAAATCCTTGACTCAATGGACTGGGCGCGCCGAGGTCCTTGAGTCCTGGTCAGCCGATCACCCGCAATTCCAGCCCGGGGACCGCGCGGCCGTCGCCCCCGGGCCGGAGGGTGATCACCCGGGCTTCGCCCCGGCGGGCCCGCTCGATGAACCGGCATTCTTCCAGCCGGAGGAGGGGCCGGCGCACCGTCTGGGGCGACCACTTCATCATCGCGGCGAGGCCCCGGTCGGTCACGTCCGTGTGGTCCCGGCCCCGGGCAGCGAAGGTCAGGGCACACCACAGCCGGACGTCGTTCGCCTGCAACCGAGGGTCGAGCCAGAGCCGGTCGGGGACCATGCGGAATGTCTCCAATACGCGCGACGTTTTGTCGATACCCATCCATGAGTCTCCTCGCTCGCCGGGGGTGGACGATCTCCGTCCCCGCGCGAGGCGGGCGTGTGGGGCCGTCGCCGATCGCTTGGCGGCACACCGGCGGCGGAAGATCGTGACGATGCGAACATCGATGCCCCGGGGTCGCTTCAGCAACGGCCCTGGGGCATCGGTGCTTAGATCGGCTTCGATGGCACTCGGGCTTGACCGCGGCGTCGGGCCCCCGCCTCGGCCCGGCCCCGGCCTGTACACCATGCTTATTGTTTAATCTATAAGATTGGCAAGGCGCGGGGCTCCTCGGTGCGTAGGCCCTGGGGCGCCGCGCCCTTCGGGCGCCACACTAGCCATGGGGGTGGACCTCGCGGGGGGAGGTGCCATGATCACTTCGTTGTAGGCTTGACGGCCTTCGCCATCCTCCTCTCTCCCGCGGCGGTCAGGGCCGTCGCGCGTCGTCGCTTAAGCGCTTCCATTTGCGTGCCGGTCAGGACCGCTTCGCAGTCGGCGATCGCCTTGTCCTGGGCCTCGGCGATCTGGTCCTTCAGGGCGTTGACTCGCTCATATTCCTTGGCGCGGATCGCGTAGATCGCCTCGCGCTGCGCCGGGGTGATCCCGAGCTGGCCGAAGTAGCGGGGCACCCGGCGCGAGGGGTCGCGCACCGCCCTCGCCGTCGCAGGCGTGGCTGCCGGCGCGGTCGCCGTCTGCGTGGTCGCCGCCTGCGTGGCGGGCGTCTCCGCGCGCGCGGGTCATGCCCGGCATGATTCCGAACAGCAAGGTCCCGGCCGCGAGGGCACGCGCCCACCGTCCGCTTCGCTTCGTCCGCATCGCGAAATGCTCCGTTTGGGTGCTCGTCGGGCCCTTGTTTTCGTCCCGGCCCGACATTCAGATTTATGTTCTGATTGTCCTCGCGTCAAAGATGCGGGGCGCGGTCGTGGTCCCGTGGCAACATCCCGACCGGCCGGTCCGGCGCGGCGCGGCGTGGCGCGGTGGAACGCGGGAGGGGGCGCGGCGCCGGGCGTGCCAGGGACGCGTGGCATCGAGGCCGAGGCCGGCGGCGCGAGGGCCGTGGGGCGCGGCCAGGCCGGGCCCGCCGCCGGGATGGCCGGGCCGGTGC